TCTTGGTGGGGCGTCCGAAGAGGAGATCGATATCGAGGTGCTTGAGGGCGACCCTGATATTATCGAAGAAGAAGACGGTTCTGTTACCCTAAGTTTTGAGGACATGGTCTCCGAACAGCTTCAGGCTGAACCGGACGCCAACCTTGCGGATGTTCTGGATGAGCGCGTCCTCATGGACGTATCGTCTGAGCTTACCGGATACTATGAAGATGACAAGAGCAGCCGCCAGGAGTGGGAGGATGCCTATACTGAGGGCCTTGAGCTTCTGGGCATTAAGTATGAAAGCCGAGATGCCCCGTTTAGGGGCTCCAGTGGCGTTACTCACCCCGTTATCGCTGAGGCTGTTACCCAGTTCCAGGCCCAGGCCTATAAGGAGCTTCTTCCTAGCTCCGGCCCGGTGCGAACTCAGGTGATTGGCGCGTCTACGCCCGAGGTGGAACATCAGGCCCAGCGCGTTCAGGAATTCATGAACTTCCAGATCATGAATGTCATGGACGAATACGACCCTGAGATGGATCGGCTTCTATTCTATCTGCCGCTGGCCGGTAGCGCGTTCAAGAAGGTCTATTTTGACGATATTCTAGACCGTGCGGTTTCCAGGTTTGTTCCTGCGGACGATCTTCTTGTGCCGTACAACGCCACGGACCTCACGTCGGCCTCTCGAGTTACCCACGTCATTCGTATGAACACAAATGACGTTAGGAAGTTTCAAGCGGCGGGCTTTTACCGTGACGTTGATATCCTATCCTACGAGGATGCCGACGAAGTCCGGGAGAAGGAAAGAAGTCTTTCTGGGATTGAGAAAACCGGCGGAGACGATCAGGACTGCACTTTGCTAGAGGTGCATACCGATCTGGATCTCCCTGGTTTTGAGCATGTCAGCCCTCTGGACGGGGAAGAGACGGGCATTAAGCTCCCCTATATTGTTACAATAGACGAGGGCAGCGCCAAGGTCCTGTCCATACGCAGGAACTGGCGCGAAGGCGACGAATACTACAAGAAAATCCAGTATTTCTCCCACTATAAGTTCCTGCCGGGGTTAGGGTTTTACGGTTTCGGCCTTCTGCATATGATTGGCGGCCTAGGCCGTTCGGCTACTTCAATTTTAAGGCAACTGATTGATGCAGGCACTCTTGCTAATCTTCCTGCTGGCTTCAAGGCTCGCGGTATTCGGATTCGTGATGCTGATGAGCCTCTGTCTCCTGGCGAGTTCCGCGATATTGATGTTCCCGGTGGCGCTTTACGAGAAAGCATTATGCCACTCCCGTACAAGGAGCCCAGTCAGACATTAATGGCGCTTCTGGGCTTTGTCGTTGATGCCGGCCGACGTTTCGCAGCTATTACAGATCTACAAGTAGGCGACGGCAACCAGACCGCCGCCGTAGGTACGACCGTTGCGCTTCTGGAGCGCGGCTCAAAGGTGATGTCTGCGATACATAAGCGGCTGCACTATGCGCAGAAGCAAGAGTTCAAGATGCTGGCTCGCGTATTCGCCGAATCACTGCCTCCAACATACCCTTATAGCGTTCACGGCGCGGAATCGTCGGTTAAGCAGGCTGATTTTGACGAACGTGTCGATGTAGTGCCTGTATCTGACCCCAACATATTCTCAATGTCGCAAAGGCTCGCGCTTGCCCAGACACAGCTTCAATTAGCGCAGGCCAGCCCTGAGATACACAATCTGTATGAGGCCTATCGTAGAATTTACGAGGCTATCGGTGTCCAGAACATAGAGGCCTTGTTACCGGCTCCTGAGCAGCCCCAGCCTGTGGACCCGGCCATGGAGAATGCCCTGTCCATTAATCAGACTGCGCCGAAGGCTTTCCCCGGCCAGGATCACGATGCTCACATGACATCTCACATTATCTTCATGAAGACCCCGATATTGTCTTCAACACCGCCTATTTTCGCCCTTTTACAGGCACATTTATGTGAACATATCGCACTAAAGGCCCGTCAGGAGGTCGAAATGCAGGTCCAGGCGCAGGCGCAGCAGGGGATGGCGGTACAAAATGCTATCCAGATGGGCCAGATATCGCCAGAAATGGCCCCTCCGATGCCTGAAATGGGCGATCCAGAGTCCATGATTGCTGTATTGATCGCCCAGTACTCCGAGGAGGTTATGTCGGCTCTGATGCCCTCGCCAGAGCCTCCAGAAGACCCCCTGGTCGAACTTCGCTCCAAGGAGCTTGATATTAAGGCCTCTGACGTGCAGCGGAAGTCTGACGAGTTTAACCAGCGTCTGCTGTTTGATGTTGCAAAGGAAGAGTCTAAAGAGGAGATGTCCGCTGAGAAGATTGATTCTCAGGAGGATATAGCGATGCTTCGGGCAGAGGTTAACCGCGAGCGCATTAACCAGGGTTCGCCCGGAAGAGGGAATTAATGGCCATTTCTCGCGCCCAGACCTCCAAGCAGTTGACTGGCAGGAAGCGCAAGATATCCAAGGTCCTGACTGAGTTTAAAAAGGGCACCCTTCGTAGCGGCAGCAAGAAGGGTCCGAAGGTAAAGGGAAAGAAACAGGCCATTGCCATCGCTTTATCGGAAAGTCGCAAGCCGGGAAAGAAGGGAACATGACATGGGTTCGTCGCAGAAACATTATCTCGTAGATGGCGTAAAGCATTCTGGGGATTATCATAAGATGCCCAATGGGGAACTGCATTCTGGCGTTAAGCACACGAAGGATAGCAAGAAGCTCTATCATTACAGCACGCTTCCCTCCGTCTCCGCTAAGAAGAGGGCTCGGAAGAGGGCGTAATGTTTCACGTGAAACATTTGATTAGAAAAGGCGGGAATATTGATGGCAGGCGGCAAATCGAAGGCTAAATATAGGTCTGGCGGCATGGTTAGCCAGATGTCTAAACAAATGGGTGTATCTCCAACGAAAGCAGGTGATCTTATGAAAAAAGCTAAGAAAATGAACAGGGGTGGCATGAGTAGCTATTCAACGCCAGGCCCCGGAACGGGCGGCTACGAGATGAATAGAGGCTTTTCCAACTCGATGCGTCGTAACATGGGCGGCACCGTCATGGTCTTGAGCCTAGGCGAGATGCCACCTATGGAGCGCACCCGGAAGGAACGCGATGAGGATGAGTCGCTGATCCAGAGCACCGAAAATCAGGTTCGCGCCCGTCATTTCAACAATAATGGCGGAAAAGGTACATTCTAATGGTTAGTTTAAAAGACATACTGACGCCCACGCACAAAGGGGGGGCATCAGAGGCTGTTGTCGAGGCTGACCGCCTGCCTAAAGAGCTTTTATCTGACTATGTCAAACGCAAGCGCGCAGAAGATAATCTTTTACGCGACCCTAATCTTTTACGCGACCCTGGCCGCACTGGCTCTCCCGCTTACAAAAAACTCAGAGAAACGAGGAAATTCTAATGCCTAAAGGAGTAATATATAAAACTCGAGAAGCCGCTCAAGTTTACGCAGATGAGCAGGCTGGCGCAGTCATTGAGGTTGACGAAGACGGCGATGGGGTGATGGACGGCTTCTCTGTTGTGACGGACAGCGAAGATCGCACCACAGGGGCCAATCCTTCTGATGTTCCTAAAGCTGATCGAGAGGCGCACGAGGAGTATCTCCGCAAAGTTGCAGGAGCGGGGGGCCGCTCCATATCCAACGCAGATCGTAGGCGCGCGGAGTACCTGGGCAGGAATATGGGCGGCATCGTTGAAGACGAACTTGGCTATATGAGTGGCGGCATGGCCGCGTATACCAAGCGCCCCCCGATTAAATATTCGAAAGGCGGCGCTGTCAAAGGCAAGAAAGGCTTTAAGGGGTCTTACTAGCATATGTCTGATCCCACGACTTTTGCCTATCGCTTGCTGAGATCGATAGAAGGTCGCATAGAACTTACCCAGAACGCCATCCTCCGCGGCTCCATAAAAAATATGGAGTCTTATAAATACCTCGTAGGAGAGCTAGCGGGCTTAGAATTTACTGAACGGGAGATAAAGGATCTCCTGCAAACGTCGGAGGAAGAATGACCAAAACACTATACGTGCCAGACCACATCGCAGAGTCTAAACGAGTCGAGAAACAGAAAGTTGTCTTTGGAAAACGTCCGGTGCAGTCGGATG